TGGAGGCGGTGCAGAAGGTGTACTTGGGCGTCGGTTCTGTTGTCACCACTGACGAGGCAAGACTGATGATTAATCGAATAGTGGGCGAGGACTTGCTGGAAATTCCAGGCCCGGCTTTTGAAGAGGACGAGCAATGAGCAGAGAGATCAGGGCCGGTCTGCCGGTTGAGGTGCGCGAGGCCGATGGCGGCATTCGCGTTGAGGGTCACGCGGCTGTGTTCAATGAGCGGACGAACATTGCCGGGTTGTTCGAGGAGATGATCGCGCCGGGTGCGTTCTCTGACGCGCTGACTCGCGGCGATGATGTGGTATTCCTGGTCAACCACGACGGGCTGCCGATGGCGCGGACTCGTTCTGGCACGCTCAGTCTTGAGCAGGATGATCGCGGACTGTTTATATCGGCCATGCTAGATGCTGAAGACCCAGACGTTCGCGCCATTGTCCCGAAGATGAAGCGCGGCGACCTTGACAAGATGAGCTTCGCCTTTCGTGCGGATGTTCAGGAGTGGGACGAAAGCGGCGATATGCCTCTGCGGACCATCCGATCCGCATCATTGTTTGATGTGTCTGTCGTGACGTTCCCGGCCACATGCAATGACTAAGCAGGAAATTCTCAAGCAGCGGGAGCGCATGGCCGAACTCGCTACGGAAGCCCGCACGGTTCTTGATTCCATCACGGACAAGACTCCCGAGGGAGAAGCAAAGGACATCGAGGCTCGCTTCGATGCCATGATGGCAGACCACGACAAGATCGCGGCCAAGGTGGAGCGCGGCGAAAAGCTGCTTGCCGCTGAAGCGAAGGCGTTTGCCGAGGCCGAGGAAGAGCGCGATACCGAGGCTCCCGTCGAGATCGCCTACCGCGATGTGTTCGACAAGGCTATCCGTTTCGGTGTGTCTGCCCTGAACCAGGACGAGCGTGCCGCGCTGATGGCTAACCGGGTTGACCTGCCTGCCGAGATGCGTGCGCAGTCCACTACGGACGCCGCTGGTGGTTACACCGTGCCGACTGAGTTCTCTGGCGAAATCGACGCAGCGATGGCCGCATGGGGTCCGATGTGGGATGCCGCGGTCTGCCGCGAGCTTGTGACCGGCACTGGCGCTCGCATCAACTGGCCGACGACCGATGACACCGCAAACACTGGGCGCATCAAGGCTGAAAATTCCTCGGTTGATGACGACGGCACCGATGACGTTGTTTTCGGCAACAAGGAGCTGGATGCATACGTCTACGACACTGGAATGCTGCGCGTTTCGATGGAGCTTCTCCAGGATTCCGAGTTCAACCTTGAGCAGCTTATGCAGGAACTGTTCGCAGAGCGTCTGGGTCGCACGGCAAACACCGCGCTCACGACTGGCACCGGCAGTGCGCAGCCTAATGGCGTGGTGACTGCATCGTCCAAGGGCGTAGATGCGGCTGTAGGATCGTTCACTGCCGATAACCTGATTGCCCTGGTGCATTCTGTTGATCCCGCGTATCGCTCTAGCCCCCAATGCCGGTGGATGTTCAACGACTCGACGCTTGCCGAAATACGGAAGCTTAAGGACGGTCAGAACAACTACCTGTGGCAGATGGGTGACGTGCGTATCGGCGAGCCTGCAACGCTCCTTGGCCATCCGTACAGCGTTAACCAGGCAATGGCCGACATCGGCGCAAGTGCAAAGTCCATCCTGTTCGGTGACTTCTCGAAGTACGTCGTCCGCAAGGTTGCCGGCTTCCAGACGCTTGCGCTGCGCGAGCGGTATGCCGAGAACTTCCAGGTCGGGATGGTTGGATTTAAGCGGTTTGACGGTGAACTTCTGAACACCGCAGCCATCAAGCACGTTCTGCACGCTGCATCCTAAGCACTACTCGCCGCCCTTCGGGGCGGCACCTATTCAAAGGTGGTCGCATGAATACTGTCAAGGTCAAGCTGACTATGGCCCGCGTCGGCCCCGGCATTTCGCAAAGTGCCGGCGAGATCGTGGAGGTTTCAGAGTCTGAAGCCAGATTCCTGATTTCACACGGGGAGGCTGAGCCTGTTCAGAAAGTCGAGCGAGCCACTAAAAAGCGCAGGGTAGAAACCCGCGATGATTGAGCGCATCACTCCGCCAGTGGGTGACCTTGTAACGCTGAGCGATTGCAAGCGCGACCTGCGGCTGTTGGGGATTGACGATCAGGACGATCTGATCCTGTCGCTGATTGAGTCGGCGTCCGAGTATTGCGATGGGCGGGACGGGGTTTTCAGCCGTGCGCTGCTGACGCAGACATGGCGCGTATCACTGCCGCGCTTCCCGATCAAGTTCGGGTTTCCAGTGGTCCCCGCGCAGTCCATATCTGCCATCAGTTACTACGATGCGGACAATGCACAGCAAACGCTCGCGGCATCCTCATATCGCCTTGTGTCGTCGCCTGACAGCGCCACGCTTGAGGTTGAAGATGGAGTGTCTCTGCCGTCCACGTTCACCCGTGACGATGCGGTGCGCTTCGACGTTGTTTGCGGATACGGCGACCACGCAAGCGATGTGCCGGCACCGATCCGAACCGCAGTCCGCATCCTGGTCGGGCACTGGTACAACAATGCGAGCGTTATAACCGGTGCGAATCAGTCGAACATGTACACCGTGCCGCACGCATTTCAAGCGATTGCGGATAACTACCGCGCAAGGGTGATCGGGTGAATCATCTCGATTTGCGGCACGTGATCGAAATTCGCCGCAAGCAGCAAACGCAAATGCGGGGCGATGAGCGCAGAAACGGCCAGCAACTCGAGGCGCAGGCCAATTACCGATTCCACATCCACCAGCGCAACGACTTGCGCGAGGACGACGTGATTATCTGGAATGGCCACCAATACAACATTCGCTTCATCGCAAACCGTGGGCCGGGATCGGTCTACATGATGCTGGAAGCTGAAAGGGGCGTTGCGGTATGACGACAGCAGTCAGCAAGCAGCAAGCCAGAGGTTATGCCGGCGTAGACAAGCTGCGCAGGCTGTTGAAGAAGATAGACCCTGAGGTGGTTGCCGGCGTGCGCGAAAAGGTCGAGGAAGGCGCGCAAGCGATTGAGGCCGACATGATGATGGGCGCGCCTGTTGATACTGGCGAGCTGCGCTACAGCATCAGCTACAAGCTCAGCTCCGACAAGCTGGCTGCATACATTGGGCCGGGTGCGGATCGGGCCAACATCATCAAGCACGGGCTAAAGACCACCAAGACGACCAAAAAAGGCACGGCCTCGCTGCTCAAAACCACCAAAAGCGGCAACCTGACTTCCGCCACCATCGCGGACCAGGATGCGCGGATGCAACTCTACAAGGCCAACTGGGTAGAGTACGGCACCAAGCCGCACGGCAGCCACCCCGGCCAGCCGGCGCGCCCGTTTATTAACCCGGCGTTTGACCAGAATAGGGACTGGCTGCTTCGGGATATGCGCGTAGAACTGGATAAAGCCCTGACCAGAGCGTTGGCCAATGTCTGATCCCGGTTGCTCGCTGCACGTCGCGCTACTGGCGAGGCTGAAAGAACTTGTCAGCGTGCCAGTATGGGACGCGGTCCCTCAAGGGTCCGAATACCCCTATGTGTGCATGGATTCGATCATGGCTGTGGATGATCCGTATCTGCAGCTGCGGGTAACAACCCGCTATGCCTATTTGTCTGTCTGGTCCCGGTCTTACGGTCAAGCCGAGGTGCTGTCCATCTTGGGCCAGATTGCAGCCATCAACGAAACCTCATTGACGCTATCAGTGGGGCGCGTTGTATCGGTGCGCGTGGAGCGTACCCAGACTATCCGCGAGCCGGATAACTTAACCTACCAGGGGCACTGTACGCTCCGCATCATCACTCAAGAGGATTGATTTATGGGCATTCAGACTGGCGCTAATGTCGCCGTATCGATTGGCACCACTACCGCAATGACGACCGATACCGAGTATGCCGCCGACACCTGGCAGGCTATCGGCGGCGTTGAGTCTATTGGCTCTTTCGGGGATTCTTCGGCAGAGGTGACGTTTACCGGTCTGACCGATGCGCGGGTCCAAAAGCTCAAGGGCGCACGCGATGCAGGGACGCTGTCAATCGCTATGGCGTTTATCGGTGGCGACGCCGGCCAAGATGCGCTTGCAACTGCAGAGGCCGACGATACTAGCGCGAACTACAACTTCAAAGTTGAATACTCCGACGGCGAGGTGCGCTACTTTGCAGGGCAGGTTGCTTCGGTGGTTGAGGAGGTGTCTGGCGCTAACTCGGTGCTGATGCTCAACTGCGAAGTACGCATTAATACGCCGATTGTCAAGGTAGCTGCAGCATGAGCCGCTTAAGTGCAGGATCAATGGACGCTGAAATCGGCGGGCACGATTACACGTTGAAGGTGACCGTGTTTGCGATGGAGCAGATTAATCGCCGATTTGGCGACATCTACTCTGCGATTCAGAAGTGCGCCAAGGGCAGCTATGACGATGTTGTGTTCGTCCTGCAAAAGGCTGCTGGCGTGCAGAAGGCGCGCGTGGATGACCTCAAGGAGCACGTCCTGATTGAGGGTGTCGGACCGTCTGGTGTCATTGCTGCCGAATACCTCGGGATGCTCTATGACCCGTCCGGCTCTGAGCAGTCTGAGGGCGATTCTGAGGGGGAGTGATTGGCCTGGACGGGTATCTGGAGGAGATATTCAGGCTGGCCACCGGCTGGCTTGGGTGGCCTCCAGAGACCGCCCTGCACACGCCGATACCTCAGATCATTTTGGCCATCGACGGCAAGGCGGACTTCGTTTCAAAGACTAACCCGTTCGGGCCGGCACGAAAAAAGACTGATGCAGAGAAGCTGAAAGATCAGCGGAATCTGTTTCAGCGTCGCAAACTGGATGCAGCGCAGCGCATCCGTGACATGAAGGCAAGCAAGCATGGCTAACAACGCAGCAAGCCTGCTGGTGAAAATTGAGGCCACTGCCGAACAGCTCCGCAAGGAGATGGACTCGGCGGACAAGGCCATCAACAAGCACCAGAAGAACGTCGAAACCCAGATGCAGAAGGTCCGCGCGTCATTTAACAAGGTTGCCGTGCGTGCTGCAAAAATGGGCGCGGCTGTTGGTATTGCTGCGGCTGCGCTCGGCGGCAAGATGGTTAAAGATGGGCTGAAGTCTGTAGACTCCCTCGCCAAGGTATCAAGCAAACTCGGCATTGCCACGGATGAGCTAGCAAAGCTGCGTTTCGCCGCCGAGCAGACGGGCGTGGCATCCGGCACGCTGGACATGGCCCTGCAGCGCATGACACGCCGGGTGTCGGAGGCTGCGCAGGGCACTGGCGAGGCGCAGGGCGCGCTGAAGGAGCTTGGGCTTGATGCCAAGGCACTCGCCCAACAGTCGCCTGATGAGGTGTTCCGGCAGCTCTCGGCCGCAATGAAAGATGTCGAGAACCCATCCGACCGACTGCGGCTGGCCTTTAAGTTGTTCGATAGCGAGGGTGCCGCGCTGGTCAACACGCTGGGCCTGACGTCTGAGGAAATGGAAGAACTCGGCAAGCAGGCGGAGGCTGCAGGCTTGCTTGTTGGCCCAGGAATGGCAGCGCAGGTTGAGGCCGCGAATGATGCCATGAATCGCATATCCAAGCTGACCGAGGGCTTTAGTCGGCAGCTGGCGGTGCGGTTTGCGCCTGTGATTGAGGATGTGTCCGCCGCCATATTCAACATGGGCACCGAGTCAACCACGATGAGTGACGTG